CACTGTGTAAATTTTAATCGATATCGCCGAAACCGCATGAATACTGGGTTTCTTTAGGCTTTATCACGTGACAGCAGTACAACCGTCTCGACGTGCAACGACCAGTGCATAGCGGTGTCTGATCGTCTACTATGGTTTATACAACAGGCATAAAAGAACATATTAACCAATAAGCACAGGAAACATATTCAGTGAAATCTGCTGAAATCTTCACACTGGTACTTCCTAAATTGAGGCTTGCAGTATTCCTCTTTTTCGCCAGTTTGCTTATTAGTGCGTTTGCCATTAAACCAAATACTGCGTTTTCCCTCATTAATTCCACTCTTGTTGGTTACGCACTCTTGAAGGAATTCCTCTGATGACATTATCCACATTGCTCCTTCAGAACCATCATCGTTTTTAATTCTCTCAGAATAAAATACGAAGTAGAAGTTTTTCGACGGTTCATGCGTAATTGCCGAAAACAGAGCACCGTCTCCGAACTTGACCTCATTTGATCTTGCCTTAATCTGAACCTCAATGAAGGTTCCGTCTTCTTTTTTGATGACACAATCAACACCATGATCGTCAACCAGAGGAACATAAACATCAAGTCCCTCCATCAGCATTTTTCCAATGAGGTTGTACTCAACTCTTTTGCCGAATCCTGCTGAATGTCTAAACGAAAAACTCATACTTTGCTCCCTTCAACTGTTTTACCACAGTGTTTCATATTACAATTTTATCGGTTATGAATCGACAATAATTACGCTAAAAGGGATCATGATGGACAAAATTAACGCAACAAAAATACTTGAAGAAGCTTTGAGCAGGAGCCTCGGATTGCCCCGCTACATAGAGATAATGGCAGGAAATCCTGACAAATCAGAATTTCAAAGGATGTTCAATGGCTACTATAAGGTGCGCCGCAATGAAAATTGGCAAAAAGAATATTATGCCATTTTCACTGAAGCTAAAAAGAATCCGGAAAACTACACCTTCGAACGAATCCTTAGAAAACTGTATGAAAAAACAGGAATGATAGAGGCATCATTTAGTTCCAAGATGCTGGCAACCATTGATCCATCTAAACCTATATGGGATCAGTATGTGCTTAAAAACCTGGGGCTTCAGTTAAAGGGGCTAGGGGAAGAAAGATTGGAGAAAGCTGTAGAGTTATACTCAGAGATTGAAAGCTGGTACAACTCATACTTGAATTCATCCGAGGGCAAGGAGAACATCAGAGTATTCGATTTAATGCTCCCGGATTACGCATTGATAAGTAACATCAAGAAGATAGATTGCCTTCTGTGGGCGCATAGGGTGTAAACTCAGCCGTTAACCTCAACCTCCACCCCGGATTTGAACTCCACGGTGAAGTGATCATCATGGACAGTGATGCGCTCAATCAGACGTCTGACCAATGCCTCATCGTACTCGACAATCTGAGTTTCCTGCTCATCCAAAAAGGCTTTAAGGTCTGAAATCTTCTGTCGGACTCCATCCTTTTTGGCATCATCGAGCTGCAGCTGATATTTCTTTTCATGAAGTTCAGTAATCTCCTGACCGAGCTTATCGCAGTCCTGCCGCTGTTTTATTCGCTTGAGAAGATCCTTCTGCAGGGATGCGATCTTGGAATCGATCTCCGCTACCGCATCCGTATTGCTGGAACTGAGAGCATTCTCAATATTGGTCTTCAGCTGAGACATATAAGTGTCCTGTTTGGTAAAGACCTCATTGATTGCCTTAACTGCAACGTTCTGAAGTTCCGATTCCTTTACGGTTCGGGAGTGGCATTCAACCTCCGAGTATTTCTGCTTGAGCCGTGAAAGGCACCGCCACACGATGCTCTTTCTGCCGTGAATGTTCCAGTGAGTTCTCTGGTAAAAACCTCCGCAATGGCAGCAGGCAACAAGATTTGAAAGTGCAAACTTACCGCTGTACTGTCTGCGTTTTCCCGTTGTGGTTTTAAGCCTTGACCGTTTCTGCATTTCCTCCTGAACCCGCATAAAGAGTTCCTTCGGAATGATGGCTTCATGGTTATTTTCCACATAGTATTGCGGAACGATACCGCGATTTGCCACCCGCTTTTTAGTCAGAAAGTCTGTGGTGATCGTTTTCTGAAGAAGTGCATCACCCATGTACTTCTCATTTGTCAGGATAAGTTTAATGGAGGAATTCAGCCAGCGGGAACTTCCCGCTGCAGTCTTGATGCCGTCAGCCTCGAGTCCCTTGCCGATACCGTAAAAGCTCTGCCCTTCCAGATATTCACGGAAGATGCGTTTCACCACCTCGGCTTCTTCCTTATTGATGATGAGGTTACCGTCCTCATCCTTGTCATAACCAAGGAACCGAGTATGGTTAACCAGCACCTTGCCCTGCTGGTAACGATACTGCAGACCAAGGCGGACGTTCTGAGAAAGGCTTTCACTTTCCTGCTGAGCCAGTGATGCCATGATGGTGAGCATAACCTCGCCTTTGGCATCGAGCGTGTTAATTCCTTCTTTCTCGAAATAAACGGCGATGTTCTTATCCTTGAGCTTTCTGATGTAGTTAAGGCAGTCTAGTGTATTACGGGCAAAACGGCTGATAGACTTGGTTACCACCATGTCAACCTTGCCATTCATGCAGTCATCTATGAGCCGGTTAAACTCCTCTCGCTTTTTGGTATTGGTGCCGGAAATGCCGTCATCCGCATAAATTCCGGCGCATTCCCATGCTGGGTTCTTCTTGATGTACTCGGTGTAGTGTTCCACCTGCGCCTCATAGCTTGTTGCCTGTTCATCAGTATCAGTAGACACACGGCAGTAGGCTGCCACTCTGGTCTTTGGTACTTCGTCCTGAACAACCCTGCTGCCGATTCGTCTCTTGGCAGGGATCATTGTAATTGTTCCCATGTTTAAGCCTTCCTCTCAATTAAACTGTAAATGTACTCAGCCTGTCTGAACGGATCTCTGAACTGCTTTAAACACTGTCTGAAGGAAAAGTGCTGTGGTGCAGTTCCCGATGCCTGTTCTTTGCTCTGCCCTTCCTTCTTCCCGAGAACAGAGCATCTGCGTAAGCGTTCCCTTTCAGCCGCATCAAATGTGGTGCGATCAATGATCTCGGGGTAAAAATCATCTCCGGTGTAGCGGGCATTCCTCATAAGCATTTTTACCGATGAGGCATGCAAGTTTAACCCCACAGCCTTTGCCGCATCGATGTAACTCAGCCCGGAAAGATATCCTTTGTAAAGCAATCTGACTTTACCGGCATCCTTCTCATGAATTACCGCCCTGCCGTCCACAATCTTGTATCCGAAAAAAGTATTATTCAGTCTCATTCAATTGTCTCCTTAACCTTCATTCCGCATTTCAGATGAAGTTCCAGTTCCGTTCTGGAACTCACAACCGCATGATCTACATACCTTTCAAAAAGCCCGGCATCAAAGTCGGAGAGCATTTCGCTCTTGCCCGTGAATCTGATGAGGTCTCTCAAGGACTCGGTCTTAGTCAGCTCACCGTTGATTTCAGATTTCAGCTGATCCCGTTCTGCTGTGAGTTTCTCAGTCTCAACCATGATTTCATTACTCTCCCGAGTAAAAGTGGCGGGATCAAGATAGCCCTTTGTCATAATGGAAGTGAGGTTACGTCTGCGTTCCTGCATTTCATTCAGGGTTCTTTCCACCACGTCAATTCTGCTGAGTCGTGACTTGTGAGATTGGGTAGTGAGGTTATCAAGAAGTGTCTGCAGCACCTCCTTTCTGCCGAAAATCAGCTTATTCATCATGGTGGTAAAGGCAGTCTCAAGAGCAGCCTCTCGAACATACTTCATTGAACACCGGCTCCCGTCCTTATGGTGGACTGAGCATACCCATGCAGGATATTTGAGCCTTCCGGTAATGTTGATCCTGCGTTTGAAGAACGCTCCGCATTCGCCGCAGATCAGCTTTCCACTAAAGGCATAGCGGTTCTGGTATTTTGAATTACCTTCAGACCTGTTCTTCTCCTGCTGTTCATGACTGATAACATTGCCGACAGCCTCGAAAACCTCCCTGCTGACAATGGCGTCATGGTGGTTTTCCTCATAGAACTGGTCTACTTCCCCATGATTCAGATGCCTTCTGAGACGGAAGTCCGTATAGGTTTTCTGATAAAGGCAGTCTCCCTTGTACCTCTCATTTCGCAGGATCCAGAGCACAGAGGCTGCAGTCCATGTGCCTTTTCTCTTGGCTGGAACCTTCTTCTCATTTAGCGTGGCAGCAATCTGACGTGCGCTCTTCCCCGTCAGAGCCTCATTGAAAATAAACCGCACCCATTCCGCCTCATCCTCTTTAATGACAAGTTCCCCGTCAGCGAGAGTGTAGCCGTATGGCGCATAGCTGAATTTGAAGGAGCCATTCTCAAAGCGGTGCCGTACTCCCCACTTGCTGTTCTCGGAAATAGAAACTGACTCGCTCTCTGCCAGACTGCTCATTACTGAAAGAAACAGTTCTGTTTCCATCGAACCGGTATTGAGATTCTCCTTCTCGAAGTAAACTGGGATGTGAAGTTCCTGAAGTCTGCGTACCAGTTCAAGACAGTCTGTGGTGTTACGGGCAAATCGGCTCAGAGACTTGGTGACAATGAAATCAATCTTCCCGTTCTCGCAGTCCGTCATCATCTGCAGAAGTGCCGGACGCTTTTCCTTTTTGGTTCCTGACAGTCCTTCATCGTAGTAGAGTCCGGCAAACTCCCATTCTCGATTTGATGCGATGTATTCTTCGTAATGAGCCTTCTGAGTCTCAAGACTGACAAGCTGATCAGCCATGCTTGATGACACTCGGCAGTATGCTGCAACCCGGAGTCTCTTCTTTGGCTGATGCGCATTGGCTGGCTCGATAGTGATAACCTTCTTCATGTGCAGTCACCTTAAAGTATTGATGACAGGAAGGTCGGAAAAGTCCGTCTGTTTTCCTGCATGATTAACTGAAACTCATCACGGCTGATGAGTCCCTGGCTGAGAAGTTTCCGGGTGAAAATCTCTGCTCTCAGAAAGTTGAACTCCTGCTGAAGATCGTAACCATCGTGGTTACGCTCGAAGTGCAGTTCCGGATAACTGCTTATTTGTTTTATGTGCATAATTGCTCCTTAAAGTGATCAGTGTTTGCTTCTCGCAATCCGTTTTGTCGGTAACATATTTGCTCTGTGTTGGAACACTATCAACTCAATAATCAAAGGATTTGCGAGATAAATGTCGGGAAAGTGACCACGTTCTCTACCATGATTCTCCGGTACTCATCAGCCGTTATAAGACCTTGGTTGAGCATGGTTTTCGTGAGATGTTCAGCCCGCAGAAAATTGAATTCATGCTGCAGCTGCTCATGGGTAATTTGGCTGAGTGCGGTATGCTGGGTAGTGGTGGGTGTAACTTCGGTTACTTGCATAGCGGATTCTCCTGTAAAACTATTGCTCCTACCTACTAATGCCCAGAAGTAGGCGCTTTTTACAAAAAAATTTCCTTCGCTTCACTATGCTTAGAAACAGAGGTGTTTTACAAAAAGAGAAATGAGTCAAAATTGTCAAAAGGTAATACAAATTGCAAATATAATTAATGATATGATGACATTTAAATTCATACTAACAAGGATTACTAAATGTATTGTCATAAATGTGGCAAAGAAATACCCGATAATTCTGTTTTTTGTCAGCACTGTGGGACGACCATAAAATCACCAACTAAAGGTAAATCAAACGTTTTGAAAATTGGGATTATTGCAGGACTTGTTATTTTTGCCGGAACTGGAGTTTTCGAAGGTTTTAAATACTGGAAGGAGCAAAATCCGGTAATTAATTACCCGCATGATATTACAGATGATTTAGTTCAAAAGATTGCATATAACAAGATTGATTCATTAACGATAAATTATGAATTTACAAGATGTATAAATAAAAATGAAGATATAGACAAATGGAAAGAAGATTCAGACAAATGGAAAAATGAACGAAATCGAAACAATCCTTTTTGGAGAGCCAATAGCGTTACTCCTATAAAACGCATTGAGTTTGAGGTCAAGCTTGGTTCGGGGGTTCATTCTCTCGCATGTGCATTTGAAGATTTTAAAAATCTGGAATATGTGAATATTAAGGATACTTCCAATATTACTGATATGAGATTTATGTTCTCTAGTGCAAAATCATTCAATCAGCCAATCGGCAACTGGGATACTTCCAAGGTTACTGATATGAGCATTATGTTCTCTAGTGCAAAATCATTCAATCAGCCAATCGGCAACTGGGATACTTCCAATGTTACCGATATGAGTGGTATGTTCTCTAGTGCAAAATCATTCAATCAGCCAATCGGCAACTGGGATACTTCCAAGGTTACTGATATGAGCATTATGTTCTCTAGTGCAAAATCATTCAATCAGCCAATCGGCAACTGGGATACTTCCAAGGTTACTGATATGACATGGATGTTCGTTGACGCATCAGCCTTCAATCAGCCTATCGGTAACTGGGATACTTCCAAGGTTACTAGTATGTGGGCAATGTTCTGTGAAGCATCAGCCTTCAATCAGCCAATCGGCAACTGGGATACTTCCAAGGTTACCCATATGGGCGGTATGTTCGGGGGGGCAAAATCCTTCAATCAGCCAATCGGCAACTGGGATACTTCCAAGGTTACGAATATGAGCTATATGTTCAGGAAAGCAATCTCCTTCAATCAGCCAATCGGCAACTGGGATACTTCTAGGGTTACCGATATGGATGGGATGTTCGAAGGGGCAACATCTTACTCATACCCTAAACCAAAAGGAGCAAAATAAACATCAAAAGGCAGACTGCAACTCTGGCAGTCTGCCAAATTCCCTTTATTCCCCAAGTCGGCTATTCACCTCTTGAGCCAAATCGCCCAACTTCCCGAATAGCCAGTTTCCCGGACAGGATTTTCGAGCAAACCAGCGGTGAACCGTCAGCAGCATCTCATCACTCCTGACCGAATAGTTCAATGCCTTATCCCGATTAGCAATCCACACCAATCGTTTCTTGCCGTTTCTTCTGCAGATATCAACGCACAGATCTACCAATGCGGCATACACCTCCGGCTTCATGGTGTACGGCTCCGTCAGATCTGATGCGCACTCGATGGTGACAGCTCTATGGTCATTATCCCGGGATGATGAGCACCAGGAACGGTTCTCTTCATCAACACAGAGGCCGATTCTGCCATCAGCCCCGATGCAGTAGTTGCAGCTTGCCTGTCGGCTGCTGTCCTTAAAGCAGTCGCAGATGCGTTCCACACTGAGCTGACCGACAACAGCGTGAGGGGTGATTCTGCTGATGGAACAGGTTCTTTTCCCGGAATGGTTAGGACTCAATCTAGTGTAAGTTACAAGCGGACTATTTGCCATTTTCATTCTCCTTATTTTCTGATTTATCGTGTAACTGGTTTAAGGCTTTTCTGACCACCGTTGGGATCGGCAGACCGAGATGTGCAGCGTTCTCGAGTAAGCTGATGCCTTCGTTTGAGAGGTAAAAGAAAATCACAGCGGTTCGCAGAACACTTCCGGTCTGAAAAATCCTCGTGTCCAGAATGCTGGCGATGCCCACGAGCATAAAGACGATCACCTTACGGCAGATGCCTTTAAACCCGATGGAACTTGACAGTTTGCCGTCAACAATCCCGCACATCACACCGCTGATGTAGTCGATAACCGTAAAGGCAATCAGGGCATACAGGAGGCCGTCACAACCGCCAAGGAAGTAACCGAGCCATCCGCCGATTCCCGTAAACATTGCCTGGAGCATATTCCAAAGCTCTCTCATGTTTTTTCTCCAATAAAAAAGGCGACCTTTAAGCCGCCTGTCATTTAACTCTTCTTACGTTACTTCGCACCCGCTCCAGAAACTCCCGGTCAAGATAGCTTTCCACCCGTTCACAGGCAGAGAGGTATTTCTGCCAGTAGGCATAAGCCCGGAAATCAAGATAGATGAATTTATTCCAAGGCTTTTCCATTGAGAGATAATGCACCATCAGCGGAGCCATTTCCTTGTATCCGGGATTGAACCAGATGGCATTGAACTCACCTGAAAGCTGATGCTTTTTCCTGAAGTGAAGATTCACAAAGTCCTGCTCCGGGCAGTACATGAAGTTGCCTTTTTCCTCAATCGTTTTGATGAACTTCTCATACAGTCCTTTGCAGTCAGCCTTGTAGCACATAAGACCGGTGTTGAAATACAGCGGAGTGTTCACGATTTCCTTAAGCTTCATCTGGTTCATCCACTTGTCCCGGTTTTCACGTTCGCTGACTCCGAAGATGCCGGATTTATGCTCTGCCGTAATCTCCTCGAGGAGAGGAACCGCTGAGCCTAAAAACAGAGTGTCCAAATCGAAGTTCAGGACACAGTCCGTTTCTGCAGAAACTTCCTCAAGTGATTTGATACGCTGGGCAATGGCGGGTACGGCACTGCGGTGAACCATCAGTCTGTTTCCGCCCACAGAGGCAAAAAGCTCATGCTGCGGAAATGATACGTAGCGTACCTCCACCAACTCTTCCGGAACCACGGCAAGAACCTTACTGAGGTCAGTACCTTTCTCCGCGTAAATGATGAGCTCAATGCGGTTGTATTTGAAAAAAGAGCTGAGGGATACCACCGCCTGATTGATGTACCCCTCATCCAGAACTACGAAAGCCTTCATTGGTTATTCTCCTTAATGTCGTCTTTGAAAATGTCCTCTGAGTAGTTGATGAGCTTAAGTGAACAGCGGTTGCCGCTTTCCGGTTTAACGGCAGTAACCCAGCAGAGCTGCAGTTCACCGATGGCAAAAAGCGGATATTCGAGAGACTTGCCGAACTCACTGTCCCAATCGATATCGGGATAGCTATCGAGATAAAGCGTATGGCTGTCATTACGGTAAAAGGTATATTCTCCATAGGAACCGTCCTTTCTTGAGATATACACGATGCCTTCCCAGATATCTTCCGGTAATTCAATATCCGTGGTAACGGTCTGACCGTTTATTCCGGTTATCCTGCCGGTGATGTTAGATAAGTTCTCATCGAGCATCAGTCCAACAAGGTCGTTGAACTGACAGTTGAGACCGTTAAGCTCGGTTTTGATTTCATAGGTAACTCGTGTATTTCTGAGATACCTAAGTCTCCTCATGCCGAGAGCTACCGCATGTTCATAGTCAGTTACGCCCCAGGCTTCAAGCTGCTCCTGATTATCGGATTCAGGATAGGAGGTGATGCGTTTATTACCGTCAGCATCAACATGGCAGTACACCGTTTCGGTCTTGTAGGTTTTAGGCGAGGTGAAATTTACCACCACCTCATCAACGTCATCCTCCTTCGGCAGCGAATAGGTAATTACCGGACTTGAGGTCATATTGCTTTTGGTGAAGATTTGCGTTGGAGTTGCTCCCGCATAAAGCCTTTTAACCGATAAGGTATTATCCCGAACCACCGGAACTGCAAAGCCGCAGTTGAGCACATCTCTGAGTGATTCCAGAAGAGTGCTGTCACTGTCGATGGAGCCGTTACACTCAAGTCCCTGGGAGCGCCAGAGCTCATCAAAATCCATGAGCGTATCGACATCAAGAATATTGCGGTATTTGGAGTTTCGTACAATATATTGAACCACCGGAGCAATATTCCTTGTTGCCACCAGCGGCAGATTATCTGAATACCCGAGAGCAGGAAGCTTTCTTGTCCAGTAGGTAGCAAGCTGGTTTTCAGAAAGCTCAGATAAGGTTTCGTTACCCTTGAACCTGCAGATGAGCACCGTCATGTTGTCATATCGGTCAATGGAGCTTATGACGCTTTTAAGCCCTACCCATTTAATCTCCTCAAGAGCACGGGTAGAGCCGTCCTCCTGCGAGGTTCTGAGAACTCTGAACTCATAATTCCCGGCAGTCTCCAGTTCGATTCTTACCGTTTCAGCAAGCTGGTCATTGGTGTTGTTCGTCCAGGTTTTCTCTATAATCATGTATTCGTCATCCGAACCGGCTCTGCGGTACTCAATCTGAATGCTGATGGATAGTTTATCGAACTCACCGTCATCGTTAAGCTTGCCAAGACCTCCCGGCAGAGAGAAATCAAGCTCAAAGATTTTTGATTCAGCACCATAAGGACATGCCCGATAAGGTCCTACGTAACCACCGTCACTTGCCTGACCACTTACCAGAGTAAAAAGCACATGCTCCTGATTGACTCCGGTGGAATAAAAGCCACGCCAGTCTGATACTTCACCGTAGCTGTCATTGAGCCTTTTCACCGTATAGACACCGTTGGTGTAATCAAGAATTTCATAAAGGCCGTTATCGTCATACGGATAATCCGCCGGCATCGGCTGAAACACAGAGCCAACCAGGCGATTTGCCGTATCGGTTATTTTCGTGTACGGCTGAGACGGAGTAACCTCCTCGGGGTATTCCGGAACTGTTAAATCACAACTGTCGAACTTTAGCGTAACATGACCGGCTTCATCAGAGCTTACTTCAAGAATTTCACAGAGAGCCTCGGTGGTATTTGCCTCATCCTCAGTTACGGTTTTACCGCCGCTGCAACCGGATGGAATGGTATCGTAGGTGATTGAGGTTACGGCAGAAAGAGTGACCTTCAGATAATCACCGTTACGGGTAATTAACTCGGTCTCAGTTTCTTCACCGGATTCCTCATCAACGTTGGTCTGAATTTCTGTAGCTCTTGCACGGAAAAACTCATCAGGCTTAAAGCCATCAGCGCATTTCAGCGTGAGCGTAGTAATACCAGAGGCAGCATCAGTTTCGGCAGAGATAATTTCAGTACCGATAAGACGTGTATTTTCTGCACCGCTTAACTCGAAGATAGTGCCGTTTGCCCATTTCAAATCAAGGTTCTGTTTAATGCGTACCGTCTCAGTACCGCCACCTGAACAGCCGCCATAACCCATGCTGTAAATTCTGTAGTTGCAGCCGCTAAAGGTATTACCTTTAAACTCAAGGTTCACTCCGTTCATGGAGGAGGTATCGATTTTACCCTGACCGCTTTTTAAGGTATGACCGCTCTGGGTAACCTCGGTTGATGAGTACCAGCAGTACCAGGATTTATCCTCCGGGGAGTTTTCAGCAGTAATCTTTACTCCCGGCTCAATGACGTAGGCAGAGCAACCCTTGAGTTCACTTATCGGAGTCTCGCCGATGTAGATGTCTGAGTGATCTGCCTTGTAGTCGTAATGTCCGATGCCCTGGCATAAAATCATGTCGCAGAACAAAGTATTGTTGCGGTAAAACACATGCCGGTCAGCAAGGTAGTCTGGAAACCTTTTGAAGAAGCCGAAGTTCTCCGGGATGATTTCCATCAGCTTTACCTTGTTGCCCTGAACATTCACATCATAGATTGAGTTTCCCTGTTTGGTGTTTTTCTGCTTATTCTTGCCAAGCTTATGCATACTCACCATGGCATAAACGGCACTGGCCACACCAATCACCACGGAGATGATGGCAGCAATGGCGGTACCGGTTACACCGGGTTCGATGACAAACTTAAGGTGATCGCTTTTCTGGATGAAGAGTGAAGGCCATTCAGTCTGTTCTACCTTTCTGCCGTTAACAAACAGAGACAGATATGGCATAAGTGTAGGATTATAGGAGGCAATCTGGCTCTTAAGCAAAGCGGTGAGACTGCCGCTGTATTCCGGCAGTTCAAGCTGCTCAAGCACCCTATTCAAATCTTCACGGGTTACAACTTCAAGTTTCATGGTTCTCCTTAATGAGTTCAGGACAGAAAGGACGGACAATGCTCATTTTTCCTATTAATGCGTATACGTGCATATTTGCCCTATAAGGTTCTATTTAAAGGCTGTTTACTCTATATAGAGTTTCTTGTCCTGTCCGTCCTATAAGAGGTATTTTTAGCAAGGACAGTTTTGCGGTTCGGGACAAGCCGTAAGTGAGATGTCCCGATATCGGTAGAATCTGCTCTCCACAAACTGCATTGATTTGATCTTTTCAACTCTGGCATGACGATTAAGTCCGGTATGCAGCATTTCTCCTCTGCCGAGATACACGGCAACATGGAAGATCTGCCCGTGACGAAAAAAGGCGATCACATCGCCCTTTTCTGCCTCGCTCCCGGATACTTCCATAAAACCGCCCCGCTCCGATTCCTTCTCGTACCCGTCTTTAATGCTGAAATCCGTATAGTCATCAAGCTCTATGCCAAGCTCCCGGCGGTAGAACTCGATGACAAGCCCCCAGCAGTCAAGGAACGGGTATTTTCTGCCGTTTGGAGTGTGTCTGATGAGAAGATAATGGTTAAGCCACATACTTAAGTCCCGGTGCATTGGTGGAGGTATAGCGGAGTCGCGGAAACTCAAGATTCAGCATGTCGCAGAAAGATGCGGTGAAGGTTGCCGATTCCCGGGTGATACGACCTCCGGTGATGGTGAGCGTCAGTTCAGAGAGCTTGTCGTGATATTCGTAATGCCACTGGGCAACAGTGATGAAAGTAGGTGTCTGAGCTTCAATAACCTGTTTCATGTATTCGTAGGCTTCACCGCTTACTCCGTCAACACCGAATGAGAGATCTGAAAAGCCGCTGTCAGACCTTTCCGGCATGGAGACAGTAAAGGCTGACTTCTTGTATTCGTCTCCCCAGAGCTGCATGTCTTCGTACCCCAGCACATAACGCAAGGTGCCTATGGTGTCGTTTGCAATGGTGAGCGTAACAATCGGCAGTCTGCCGCCACTCGCGTAAATTTCTTCAAGTGAATAAAGCATAAAGCCTCCTTAACTGAACCAGGAAAGGTATTCCACCTCACCAGAATCAGGCTTAACCTTGATAATGCGGCCACACCAGTCATCGATTTCGTAGGAATAAAAACTCCAGGTGGAATTGCCGTTGTTATCGTTGAATTCCACATACCCGTCATACGGATAACCTTTGAGAAGATTCAGGTTAAAAACGTAATAGCCGAATCTATTCTTTTTGAGCTTAATCCCCGGCCACTCGTAATTGGTGTAATAAGCAACCCAGATATAGGCATAAAGCTCATCCCAGCCTTCCGGATCAATCCATACCTCATCACCGCCAATTCCCGGTTCTACGTCAAGGCGGCACTGCACCGACCATAACGGACCATTGTTGTTAACGCAGTTAAGCGAGGCAGAG